CTGCAAACCTCCCCGTTTTTGATTGGTTGCAAAAGTGTGAGTTCGTGCTTGTTTAGTATTGGCAACACCTCCCGAATCAATACATTGATATCAAAGTATTTTGATTTGAAAAATGGATTTGTTGCTGATTTTGAAATCGCTCCGATTTCCCCTTGCACTTTCAAAAGTTTTTCGTGCAAATTGTTTTCTGTTTCTGCCATAGTTTTAGATTAAACGATTAAGATCAAACCCCAACGATTGGAGTTTTTTGATTTCATCAACCTGAAATGTACCGCAATTGTTCACCCTTGAACGAAGTGTTGGGATTGTCATTCCAAGTGCCTGACAAACCTTTTTTCGTGTGAGTTCCAATCGCTCCAATTCGGAGTTGAAATATGTATTAAATTCCATAATTGAAAAAATTTATTTTCGCTAATATAGAAAAAATTCTTTCTAAAAAGAAACCCCAAGCAAAAAAAATTTTACTCGAGGTTTCGGCAAACAAGGGAAAGGAAAGTGTTTAATTTTGTCGCAGCTGATGCGTTACATTCACATCGGGATCGTTATTTGGAACGTGCGAAACTAACTTAAATTCATTTTGTCGCAAATTATATTTCAATGTGTCAATCATTGCGGATTGATCCTCTTTTAGTGTATCGAAATCAATAAATATTTTATTTAATGGAGTGATTGGTTTGTTTTTATTTCCATAACCAGTTCCCTCATATCTAGGCACATAAGTTCGATAGTCATTCAAAATCTGTTGCGCATTGTTTCGGTCATCATCAACTGCAATTGGTGATGAAAAAACTCCTTTTGATAAAAACGCATTGACAATTTCTTCATTTGGCACAACTTCAAAATCATAAACCCCACGATTGTCTGCAATTGTAGATGTAAGCACCTGATCATCACGCTCCGAATCAGTATCCTGAACTTTAATACTATCTAAATAAAGTGCGGAGTATCCCGTTCCTGATCCTAAAACTGGTTGATAAAATGTAATTGAAACACTTGCCCTAATACCTAATCCAATTCGTGGAAAGCTAGATGATTCTTTTTGCCACCTTTTCAATTCACCAAAATCATCAAATGTAATTTCATTGTAAACAATTGTACTACTCATTGAATTATTTGCCTTATCATAATATTTTGTTAATAATGGAACAGTGTTAATATGTTGAATTTTTACAGAGTAATACAATTTGTAATTGACTGATGTTGCGCTTGAATCAAAAAGGTATTCAAAGGAATACTCAATATTATCTGCGGGATTATAATTTCCATATTTTAAAAATCCAAATTGATTCAATGCGGTTATTCTAGATGCTGCGCTTGTTGTGAAATTTGTTAATTTGTATGATTGATTATTTGATGCAACATATTCGTGCGAATCAGCAATCGCCCCGTATGTAAGTGAATATCCTTGTGTGCCAAATGTAAATCCTTGACCTGAACTCATTTGCCCGTAAATATTTCCCTCTTGTTTCAAATTAGCTTCAATAAGCACTTTTTGCAATGGTGATAAATATTCAACAACCAAATCATTATTGATTGGCTGCAAATCATCGGCAATCCTTTTTGTGACGTTTCTCGTTGCATTTCCCTCAAAATCACGTGCATCACCAATTCCAAAAACTTGAAATTCAATCACCTCATTTTGCCCATTGGAAAGCGCATTTTTAAAAACAGTACGATCTTGATATTGACTTGAAAAAACCTTATCCAAGCAAATTGAATTTGGCACAACATACCAATCGCCAAATGCGTGAAAAATCCTTGAATTGGATTTGCGCAATATGTTTTCCAAAACCTCCTTATTATCAAGGAAATTGAATTTTTTATCAATGTTTGAATATACGCTCCAAGGTCGTGCGGGAATATCGCCAAATGCATCGCTCGTTCCCGTATATTGCTCAATGATTCCCCAATACAAATATCTTTCAACTGCGGTTGCATCCTTGTTGAATTCCTGCAACATTTCAGATACCCAATACCATTCACCACGATTCGTTCCCGTTTCATAAGGATTCACATAAGCACCCAACGCCCTTGAATCATTTACATCAAGCAATCCCAAACCATCCAATGCGGTGATTGATATTTCATAAGGAGTTGTTGAAATTGCCTCCGTATATGTATCTAAATATAAGAACCCCTCCCAAAATATTCCCCAATCATAAGTTTTGGAATCCGTTAATTCATTAGCAATACATTCCAAACTTTCATTGATGCCACCATCATTTCGCACTCTGTTTCTAAAATCATTTATCAATGTGTTTCCTTGTGTGAGTTCATTTTCAATACATTCAAAAACTTCAATGCGCCCTGCATCAGTTGCAGTTTCCTCAACCCTATCTTGAAATGAATCAATCAAATATCTATCATAATATATTTGCACACGATATTCCTCCTCATCACCCTTAAAAAAATCATCGTAGGTAACATCATCAGTCACAATCAAATTCAATGTGCAACTTGATCCAATTATGGGATTGTAAAAATCATCATCACCCTCCCATTCAATTTCAACAGGATCACCCGTTCCAATCATTGGCAAAACTTCACCCGTATATCCATTTTGCAAGATTTCAACCTTTTTTGCGTGACCTAGTAAATCCGAAAAAATCAATCTATATTTTACCCCGTATGCCATTTGATTATTTTAATCGTGAACGATTGCGCTCCGCCCTTTGCAATGCAACCACAAGATCCTGACCTTGAATTCTAAACTCACCGCCAACATTCACTTGTTGCGTTTGTTTTCCGCCAATCATTGCCTCCAATTTATTTAATGGAGCAATCACTTCGGGATTTTGTTTTGCACCAGTATATTCACCCATAACACCCAACGTTGTGCCTGAAACAATACCTCCATCAGCAAACTTTGGTACATTTCCAAATCCACTTGAAACCGCTGCAACCGCTCCTGCAATCAATGCGGGTAACACAAACGCTGCTAATGGTCCTGCTGCTAATGCGGTTTGCCCTGCACCCGTTACTGCCAACCCCATAGATTGTGCCAACAATGCGGAAACATAAGTCATTGCGCCTGATAAAAATGTTGAAAGGAATGAGCCAAATGCACTGTTCGCCTCGCCCATTGCTGCTGCAACGTTTTGACCTAATCCAACAAATGCATTCTCAACCGCTTGTCCTAATGTTACAAGCATATTTCCTGATTGTTCAGCGGTCAATCCAATACTTTCTAAAAACCCACGTATTGATGCTGCCCTTTCCTCCGCTTTTGTCACTGTTTCCTCTGAAATTGGATCAGGAAATGTTTGGAAAAAACTGCTAAGTTGTGGAGTTGCTTGTTGATCACCGCCTGATGTTCCTTTTGCTGGAGCAGCTGCGCCACCTCCACCAACATCACCGACTAATCCCGTTACAAATCCCGAAACTTGATCTTTTACATTTGTGAGTGCGCCTTGCACTTGCTCAACTGTTTTCTTTTCAAGTGTTGATCCAACGGCATCGCTCATTGCATCGGTGAAATTATCGCCAATTTCATTCCCTGCATTTTTTACGATTTCAACCGATTCATCAAAACCATCCTTGAGTATATCTTTGAATGATCCTTTAAAACCCTTTTCGGAAAATTCCTTAATGAGTTTCCACATTGTTGAAAATGAATTGATTACTAACATCACTTGCGTTTTTGCAAACGTGAAAACAGTTTGAAATGCTGCCTTGAGGAAATATATCACTTTACGAAGTGCCTCCGAACCATTGTACAAATCCACAAATTGATTGTATAATCCAACCACAACTGGCAAAACTTCACCCCAATTTTTATATATGATAAAAGCAACACCCGCCAATGCAGCTGCAACCAATCCAACGGGTGAAAGCAATGCGCCCATCAGTGTTGTGAGTGAGCCAATTGCAGTGATTATTGTTGGCAATACAACTGCAAATGCGCCCAATCCTAAAATGAGTTTTTGAGTACCCTCATCCAAATTGAAAAACGCTTGAAATACGTTTTGAATTACTTTTGAAACCTCTTGAAATATTGGCATAAAACCAGTGAGCAACATTGATCCAAGTTGTGAAAATGATTCACGTGCGGAATTCATTGCCTTGCGCAATCTAAATTCAGCGGATTGACTTGTCGCATCAAATGCGGTTTGTGTCATTCCCATTGTATCATTCATTCGCTCAAAGATGCCACGATTCACCTCAACACCCGATCCCAATAAATCCAAAACACCTTTCAATGCCCGAATGTTTGGGAATACAACTTGCGCAGCATCTGCATTGGAATCAAATGCAGTTTTAAGTGTGTTTAATGTTTCCAACAATCCCTCATCCTTGATTTGTTGTTTTAATCCCGATGAGGATAATCCCATTGCATTCAATGCATCCTCCGCTTGTTTTGTTGGTTTGAGTAATCCTGAAAGGATTGCAGTTAATTGTGTTGCGCCCACTCGTGCATCCGTTCCCGTTCTACTCATCGCAGCAAATGCAGCACCAACCTCATTGAATGAAACACCCATATTTGATGCAACTGGCAACACCGCACCCATTGCACCCGCTAATTCGTTTGCTTCCAATTTACCCTCACGCACCGCAGCGGTCAAAATATCCGTTGCTTGTGATGCGCCAAGTGTATCCGATCCGTATGCGTTCATTGCGGAGGTTGCCAAATCTGCAATCGTTGCAGTTTCACCCAATCCAACCGCTGATGCTTTTAATGATGCCTCCAATGTTTGCATTGCCTCATCACCACGCAATCCCGCTGATGTGATGAAAAATAATGCTTCGGCTGCCTCTGAACTTGAAACACCAAATTCACGTGCCATCCCTCTGGCTTTCTCGCCCATCTTATCAACCTCATCACCAGCAATTCCAACAAGGGATTTGACCTTTGTCATTGACTTATCGAAATCCGATGCCATTTTGATTGCAGCACCTCCAGCAATTGCCAATGGCAATGCTAATCGTGTTTGAAGTGATTTCCCGACTGCGGTTGTGCTTTTCCCAAATGATTTCAACCGCCCTGATGCGGTTTTGAGTGTTGCATTTAATTTGGATGCATCACCCAATAAAGTAACTCTCAACTCATTATTTGCCATCCTGATAATTTAGATGTAAAAATACAAAATATCTACATCTTTAATTTTTTGTCGAATGTGCTTGATTTGACCTTTTCCATAAAGGAATCATATTGTTCCCTCGTTGATTTTGGTAGCTCCTTTTCCATTTTCTTATAAACATCTTGAGGTAATGAAAAAAGTTTTTCAGGATCAATCATTTGTGAACGCTTTTGTGCATT